CAGTTGACCCGGCTCAAGTGTGGCTAAAACTTGTTGTTGAGGTCTTGTTTGCTGAGTTATATTTTCTGCGGCTGTAGGCTCGCGTATAACACCATTATTAGCTAATGGTTGCTCCATTGTTACATCAACATTACCTAAACCTTCATCAATAACCATTGCTTCATTGATTACGCTTTGTGGTGTTACAGCATCCTCTACGTTTCCATCCGGGTAAAGCTCTCTTATAAGATTTGCAAGCTCCATTGCATCGTCTACATTGCCAGCTCGGTCTGCTGAGTTTAAAGCTTGTAAAAGTTGTGCATATGTTGGAGTTGCCATATTATTGATTACTCTGTTGGGTAGGATATTTTAGTAATAACTCATTTGCTCTATCTATAGATATTGTATCTGCTAATAAAGGTGGTGCATAAGGTTCTAAAGCTGTGACTTCTACAGGACTTAATTTTCTTCCATATTTTTGGTAATTATCGTAGTAACCGTTTCCTAGTCTTTCATTGTATTCTTCAAGAACTTGTCTTGAATATTTACGTCTGTAATAAGTCATTTCTTCTAAAGCGGCTTTAGTCATTTTCTGTTCACCAGTCATAACTCTAATTAAGAAATCTCTTTCTGCCGGCGTATCAATACCACGTGCGCCAATACCTAATATTGCAATCATACCAAATACATCACTTCCTAATAATGCTTCTAAAACTTGCGTGTCTGTTGCTGATGCATATGCTTCTTTACTATTAGTAAATTTAGCTAACAATTCATCCGCTCTTTGTTTTAATCCTTGTAATGCACCTAAGTTTGGGTCTCCCTTTTGTATAATACCAAGAATTTTATCTAATTTAACAATTGCTTTTTTAGCGGCTTGCATAGATTTTATATCTGCCATATCTTCTTCTGCTGTTAAGCCTTGTATTTTTTTGCGATAGTCTTCTTTATTGTCTTCATCACCTAAATCAATGTCAATATCTACACCTTGTCCGCCGCCATAATTTAAGAAAAACGCTTCATAATCAGGAGTACCCGGTTTTAGTCCAGCCGCTTCAGCTCGGAACTCCATAGTACGTATAGCATCTGTCTTACCATCTTTAGGTTGAACTCCAGTTATTAATGCTAAACGTTTGTCTTGTAATTCTGCATCTTTCATGCCATTTTGTTGAGCAAATAGAGTTAAATTGTTCCAATCTTCATCAAATTCTGATTGTTTTTCTTTTGAAATACCAAACATTTCCAACATATTAGGACTAATTTCTGTGCCAGCCGCGTCAGCCTCTGTTTTCATTTTTGTATACAAATCTGTTTTCTTCTCTAAGTCGCCTTTAGTAACAGATATTCCTAGTGCATTATTTGTACCCAATTGACGTTGCGCGTCAGTTAAATTATAAGGATTAGCTTCGTCATTAAATATACCAAGTAATTCTTGCGTTTTACTTACTGTAGGTTTTTTCATTGCTTCTTTTATAGCATCACCCGGTGGAAGGACACCTTGCCTAACTAAATCTGCTAAATCAACTCTACCATTTGGGTATTGTTCTGATTTCATTTTTGAAAGCGCATTAATTGCATTTGTTCTTGCGGCTTTAGAGCTTTTGTCTTTATCCATAGCGGCAAGTCTTGATTCAAAGTTAGCCGCCATTCTATCATCAGGCTCAAAACGTAATGTGTTAAAGCTTTGACCCATTTTGTAGACTTGTTCTCGGCTCATACCCTTAAACATTTGATTGCTTACATTAGTCATTACGTTGCCTAGACCCATGCCCATACCGCTTCCAGTATCACCACCACCTTCAGGAGTAGTTTCTTCATCACCACCAAAGAGCATGCTCATTAAGCCTGTAGCTCTGTCACCTAGTCCAGCCATTACGCGCCTCCTGAATAGCTATTTGTCATTGCTGTTAAGTAGTCAAATATTCCATTTTGTTTAGTCTCTTGTTTTGTAGTAGTGCCAACGTTAGGAGTTTGTCCAAGTGCTTGGTTGACATAACCTATACCTTGCGCTCCATGATTTTGAAATCCTTGGAACTGAGCTTGAGCCGCTTGCATTAGAGCTTGTTGCATTGCTTGTTGCTGTGCGCCTTGCTGTGCTAAGTTATTATTTACAGTTTGACCCATACCAAAACCAAGATTAGATAACTGACCTAATTGGTTAGCCGCTCCAAGTCTTAATTGATTACCTTGTAATCCAGCATTTTGATTTGCTAATGAAGCTTGCAACTGGTTTTGTATGTCTTGCATACCAGCAGATTGGTTAGCCATTTGTCCTTGCATATTGTATTGCTGATTCATACCACCAGCTTGTAAAGCATTACCTTGATTAGCTAGTCCAGCTTGCATATTAGCCGATTGATTAGCTAGTCCAGCTTGTAGTGCGTTACCTTGGTTAGCAAGTTGCCCTTGCATACCATATTGTTGGTTCATACCTTGCGACTGTAACGCATTCTGTTGATTAGCTAGTGCAGAGTTTTGACCCATTCCTAAAGCTTGCATTTTGTTTGCTTGATTAGCTAGTTGTCCTTGCATTCCGGCAGACTGATTCATACCAGCCGCTTGTAGTGCATTTTGTTGATTCGCTAATTGACCTTGCATGCCAGCACTTTGGTTCATACCAGCCGCTTGCAAAGCGTTCTGTTGATTAGCTAAACCAGCTTGTATTGCGTTTTGTTGGTTAGCTTGTGAAGCCTGTAATCCAGCTCCTTGGTTTGCTAATTGACCTTGCATGTTAGTATTAATATCAAATTGACCACCAGCTTGGTTAGCCATTTGAGATTGAAAATTGTTTGCTATATCTTGACCAGCCATTGCTTGTGCATTTTGATAACCAGCTTGTCTAAGTCCAGCAGATGATTGTGCTAACTGTTCTGCAACACCTCTACCCATTTCACCCATAGCAACACCATGACGTGAGCCTCCAAATCCACCAGCCGCTTGAGCTTGTGCGCCTAACATATCTAATCCCATGTTAGCACCACGTAAGATGTCAGTCTCATTAGCTTTAATTACTGAATCTGTATATGGGTTCATGTAAGGAGTCATTGATGTGTTTCTCATCATTTGAGCCATTACTTGTGGACTTAAATTTTGTTGTCCTATTTGTTGTGCATTAATATTTGAGCCAGCAACATTAGAGCCAGCAACATTGTTTAATGCGGCATTTACATTTGTACCACTAACATTTGTAGGAGTTACATTGCTACCCACATAATTCGTATTAACATTTGAGCCAGTCACATTATTTAAAGCTGGATTAACACTCGAACCAGCAACGTTCATTGCGTTTACATTTGAGCCAGTCACATTTGTTGGATTAACTGAAGCGCTTGTTCCAGCAACACCTACTAGACTAGGGTTGTAAGCCATTCCAGCCGCAGTTCCTAATCCAGCACCTTGTATGCCTTGAGCCGCTAGGCTGTTAATATTTGGTGGAGTCTTCTGACCTCCGGGTGCTTGTCCAGCCATTACCGACCTCCGTAAGATTGATTATTCGGATTTTTGTATGTACCACCTTTGCTCTTATAAGTTTTTTGTGAAGCATACTTTGAAGGTTTAGGTGCGGTTGTTGCCTGAACGTTGTAATTGTATTTAGGCGCTCCAATATCCATAACACCAGCTCTGCCTCCGGCATCACCTTGTCCAGTATATCCATAGATTGATTTACCACTAGCATCTTCACCAACTTTGGTATTTGCGTATGTTTGTGCCATAGTTTCAGCGTAAGTTAAATCTCTTCCACCTCTAGGAGCAACTCCTCCTCCACCACCACCACCACCACTACGTCCAGCGTATTGAGGTGTATTTGCTGGTACTGCATTACCAAATAGTTTACCGTAGGCATCCATATTGTCAGGATTTGAAGCTGTTAATTCTTTCATAGCTTGGTCGTACAATGGAATAGAGCTGTAACCTTTCATACCATTAGCGTATGTAGTTGGAGTTGGCATACTACTCATTGCATCTGTAGGAGCGAGTAAACCAAAAGCTGAAGCCGCATCATTATTGTTTTGAAATGCCGCCGCTTGATTGTCATTAAATGCCGCAACTTGTGCGCCATAGTATGGCATGTACTCAATTTGTTGGAGAGCTTCTGCACGTTGCAGATTTCTATCTGCTGGCGCTCTTACCCATTCAGGTACTGTTGTCTCTGTAGTTGTTTTCTTTCCACCACCTTTACCGCCGCCACCTGAACTCATGTCAAAACTCCTTTGCTAATATTGTAAGTTGTTCTTTCCATCCTTTAGATTCAAGAACACGTTTCCATCCTTTCCTACCGGCTATTGACATTCCGTCACAGCCTTGTAATTTTCCCCATTCCATTGCACTATCATGCATGTCTGTAATCTGTTTAATTCCGTAGCCTTTATCTCCACCGGCTAAGAATACGTGTAGCACTTTTTTGTTAGGATACACTACAATCTCTGTAACTGCACAACCGTTTGACCCCATCCATAGTTGCATGTGTCCACTTAACACACCATCTACAATATCTTTAAAGTCATGTGTGTCACCGCCTTTATTAAGCGCAGACATAATCCAATCCTTTCCAGCCATAAGTTGTTCTTGTATATTCATGGGTCTAATTTTAACTTAATCCAAGCTCCATTCTTTGATACTACTGGACAATCTTGTGCGGCATCCCACATCAAAATACCATCTTCTACAGCTCTAGAATCTGAGTCTTTGAACTGTAATTTGTTTCGTGTACTTGTAAGGAAAGCGTTAATACGTTCTCCCCAAGGTTTCCAGTCTGCTCCTAACGGTGGTGGCGGAGTAGCGATACTCATCGTCTACCACCCGGTACAGCATCTATTCTCATAATCCCTGACCGCCAATTATCGTTTGCAGTTCCTTGTATTTTAACCCTAACCTGTCTTCCTGTAAATCTAACATCTGTTGGATTACTTAATGTATAAGCGCCATGAGATGTTTCGGAGTCATTAGGATGGAATCTAGTTTTAAATGTAACTTCAACTTGACCTTGAGTTCTTTCGTCAGGGATAAGCTTACTTACTTTCATAATAGTATCACCATTGCCTAGACTAATAGAGCCTGATTCAGCATAAGGCTTAACTGAGCCATGTGTGTATCCAGTCTCTTGATTGTAAAGATTACCACTTGCATCTGCCCATATTGGATTAACAAATATTCCTTGGTCAACACCAGCAGTTCTGTCTATAACGCCTGTTGCCCAATGACCTTCTTTATAGTCAAGGGTAACGTATCTGTCGTTTTCATTTGCACTTTCTGAAGGATAGAACCACCATATCTCTCCAAACTGTGAGTTATGTACTGCATACACTTTACTTACCTGTGAAGGGTTTAAATCATCAAACACATAGTCAGCTACTTCACAAGCAATTTCTGTAGCAGTAGAACCATTAAATGTGTAGAAGCCTTTCTTACCCATCCAAAATGCGCCCTCATCAATTGCTACTGCGGCTTTCCTTGAGGCTATGCCACATGCTGTACCTACTCTTTGAAATCCATATACAAATGGCGCTCCTGAGTAAGTAGCTAAGTGTGCATCTTCACTTGTCAAGATTAATGTTGCGCCTCTCATTCTAACGCCACACATAATCTGTCCATTAGTCTGAAGCTCCATGTCACCAGCCTCGTTTGTTGCGGCGGCTGTCCAAGAAGTATTATTTTCTTTATCAGACCATGCAACCTTACGTGGATTACCACCAGCTCCTAAACAAAATACAAACCTTTCTTCTGTGACTACCATAGCTAGGTTGTCTACCGGAGCATTCGCAACTGTTGCCGCGTTTGCACTAGGATTACCTTGCCACTCTAATAACTTACCATCCGTTGAAGACACGCCTAGAAGATATTCTCCCCACGTATCTAATGACCAAGTAGTTGCTTCTGCATAAACTCCTGAACTTGTTGGCGCTCGACCATAATTTGTTGAACCCATAAATCCGCCACCATAACCTAAATTAAGTGCGCCATTTAAAGAGCCTGAAGTAAATCCTGAAGATGGTGTTATGTCAGTTACTGTTAGTGCCGGGTTCACATAATATAACTTTTCATATGTTCCAGCCGCCATATGTTCGTCACTATCGTTGTCTAAATATGAAATCATTGCTCTAGGTGCATAAGCAAATGCGCTAGATTTTCTTACTGTCCATCCACCTACTGGTCTCATTGAACCGTCATGCCATCTAACTAGACTAGCTTCACGCCATCTGTTAGAAGACTCAAACTCTGTTCCGTTTGCATGAACTCCGGGTGGTAATTGTAGTGGTATCAACATAATATTAAGCCGCTATCTGTGTCCATGTCACACTATTATTAACAATTAATTCCCATTTCTCTCTGCCTATTGTAGCAGTTCCTGACGTTGCACTTAATGCACCTGATGTACTTTGTACTCTATTACACGTTGCAGTAAATACTGTTTCAGGTTGTATAGTAGCATATGGCTGTTGTATTCTTTCGGAGTCTGCAACTATTGTTGAAACTCCTGTCAGCGATGCAATACCACCTCGCGTAGCAAAGCCTAATACAGTAATACTAGCATTGGCAGTTGGCGTACCTGAACCAAATCTTACTCTATTACATATAGCCGCAACTGTTGCTGTACCTGTCAGCGCCGCCGCACCACTAACCATAAACACACTATCACAAGTAAGACTTACTGTTGCACTTGGGTTTGCACTACTCTCTCTAACCCTTACTATTGTAGAGGCTGGTACAACTGTAGACTCTACTGTTATAGGTGCGGCACTTGTTCTAACTCTTGTACCGTTGCCTGTACTTGTAGCTACAGTAACTGACGTACCATTTATTAGAACTGAACCTAGAGCAACTCTTCTCGCTATTGCACTAACAGTAGCTGTGCCATCTAATGTAGCACTACCAACATTAATCTTCTCGGCTGTACATGCAACAGTAGAAGTAGCTGATATTACAGTTTGTAAGTCAGATAAATCGTATACACCTACGCCATAAAGATAACTACCATAACCTTGTGCATCTGTTTCTTCAAGTATAAATTTCTCACCAGCCGCAGTTACACCTGAAGATACTGTTACTGTAACCGTACCGCCTGAAGCAAATGTAGCATTACCAGTCTGTGTTACTGTAGAAGTAACCGATACTGTAGCACTACGCTCACCAACTACCTGACCACTACAAGTAGTAGCCGAAGTTGCACTTACAATCGCATCACCAGCCGCAGTAAAGCCACCTATTGTAGCAACACCTGAAGTTGCACTTACAAGTAATTCAGATTGTTGTATACGCTCACACGCTCCAGTAACACTAGCACTTGCCGATATTACTATCGGTAGTGAGTCTTCACCAAATTCATGTGAACCATACGTACTCGTACCATACGAATAAGCAGTAACATTTAAAGTTGCCACGTCAGCCTAATCGTTAGATTAGTTCAATGTTATATCTAAGTCACCAGTTGGCACACGGAATACATCACCAGTAGCAATAGCTTTACTTGACGATAAAGTCGCATAAGCCATTAAGTTACCTGACGTAGCCGCATCAAACACTCCAACGTGAGTTACTGTACCCCAAGAGCCTGTTGCTGTTGGAAATTCAATAGCCGCATCATTAGATGTTGTTGCACCTGACGTTGAAAAGTCAACTGTTTGTCTTGCATAAGCACTACCTGACAACTCAGTACCTCCACCAGCTTCTCCCGGTGCGGCTGTAAACAATCCTAAGTAATGCTGAGAAGGTGCTGTGTAAGCCGCTCCAGCAAATACGTGGTCTAAAATTTCCGTTTCTAAAAAGTTTGTAAAACTCATACTAATCCCCTCACTTTAAGTGTTAACCCTGAACCGCTAAACATAGCATCCTCAGAGACTTGGTTTAAACGCTGTACTGCCGCAGAATACATCTGCGCCCATATAGCTACTCGTGCATCTTCCGCTAGATACGGTGCTGAATGTAATAACGCTCCATAGAGGTATACATCAGGCGCTTCTAGTAAGAGCCAGTTATCTGTGTTGGTTATTAACGAAGGTATCTTCTGATAATAAAGCAACTCAAAATT